GAAGGGTCAGGGGTGTCGCAGTTGTATTAAAAAACCGCCCGCCTTTTGCAGAATTGCATGAAATGCACAATGTTTGCAGATTCCAGTCTTCATCACTACCACCCATGCTTCTAGGCACAATATGATCAACCGAATTGCCGTCCAAACCGCAGGTCTGGCATGTATGCCCGTCCCTGTTGAGTATCCGCTGTCTGATCTTGCGCCACTGGGCTGTAGAACCGTTGTCTTTTAATGCACTTGCCATTAGTAGTACCCACGATCTTGATGAAACTCCCATGCTTTGCATGAAGTCTTATAACGTTTCGTAATGTACTTAATCGTTGCGTCTATCTGTCTGTAAGGATCTAAGTCTCGATACCAGGTTGATCTCATCTGACCCAATCCGTAATGACTGCCATTGCGTGCAGTGTATGACCACCTAGATTCCTTTGTAATGATCTTATGAAAGCAATGAAATTGATCATAATCTAATAGCCTTGAATGTGCATAGAGTTTCAAGTGATCTATTGAATAAGCAGCTGAATAAGCAGGGCTTGCCCCTATCGGTGCGACCAGGCTAGTGATTAACAACAACCTTTGAAGTCTTTTTATATTTATCTTTTTAATTTCAAGATCATTTGAAAGAGATTCATTCTTTGTTTTACCCAATAAATCTGGGGTGTTGTTGTATGCGTCCAGCGTACACCCCCGTGTCAATCGTTGAATAACTTTACGCATGGCGTTGGGCGTGTCCCACAGGCTTTTAACACCTGTGTATAACTTCTGTGGATAACTATTCATTGGTGTCCCCAGCCTTTACCCTTGAAGGATATGCCGAAAGTTGAGTAGACCCGACTCATGTTTGACCCGCAGCAGATTGGTTCGCGCTCCTCGTGGATTGATCTATCCACCTCAACACTGATTTGGCACACCGTGCATTTAAACTCATAGATCGGCATTTGATGTCCCTATCTGTGCAACTGTCATGCAACTGCACATGCTGCATTGGATAGTCTCCACACCTGGCGGCAGTAGGTCTGTGATGTTGACAATGAACTGATTGGTTTTCTTTTTGCACATTCGACATTCAAATTGAACTGTGTCCATAGTTGCTTCTCCTAAGGTTTTCAATTGGCTGCAGGTTGATTTGTGTGACCCACCAATTAGGTTGCTTGGAATGACGGTATTTAGGGCGTTGTGCCATTGCAATGGGTATCCAACCCGCAATGAAGTAATGCGGTGCTTGTCCAGTAACCAACACGGCTATGTCGTTTGGTCTGTCGTACTCATGGATTATCAGCTGCCCGGCAACGTACTTAGTCCAACGCACTTCGATCGCATTGCCTACGTCAGCCTTTACCTTGAATTTGTTTTCGTATGGGTCAAATGGAAGATTGAAGTATTTTGCTACAACCCACTCACTACCAATTGCTTCAGCAGATTCAACCAGGTACTCAAATGTAGCCAAACTCTTTTGATACCGCTGCGGGTTATCCATTCCCTTAGTCGATTCAGCCGTTAGTTTGACCGCCGCCAACATGCACACCATTTGCTCATCATGCGTTAATTCCATCTTCATCGGCAACCAATGCAAAACCAAATAACCTTCTCATTGCCAAAACCCTTTTGATAACCGAAAGCGTCAAGGCGTGTGAGAATTGAGCATTTGTCGCACTGCTCCATTTTGTATTCCTCGACCACTTCACCGTTTTTGAGCAGTTTGCCAATCATGGTTTGCGGGTTGATTATCTCCATGTACTCGCTCATGCTTGCGGTTCCCATTTTCCCGTTGATCGCATGACGTACCAGCGTGGTGTGCATTGCGTTGCCTTTGTGCGTTCGGTGCAGAAATACCCGCCCCATGCCTTCGGCGCACCTTCATGTGATTGTTTCCAGATCATGTGCCCATGACTGCACTGGGGTGCTTCAGCAACTAATTCGCCACCTAATTGCTTGGCGATCTCGTCAACACTTGAACCAAACGACGGGATACCTGCTTGCTCGGCTTCGGCAGCTGATTTGTAACTTGGCACGTCACCAAACTTGGTTGTCCAATAATCTGTTGTGTCTTTGTTAGCGATCTTGGCTGGCGTGCGTTCTACCTGCTCCATGATTTCTTTCGTGCTTCTCTCAGCCCCGCCCATAACCAATTGCTGCACTCGCATAATTGCGCTTGTAGTCGTATCTTCTACATACCAACGACGCATATTTTGTTGGTATGCACCAACGTAACCGTGTGCGTAATCTATGCCCGCAGGGTTCACGTCAGTGTCATTGCGAAAGGCTTTTGCTTCAACTAAGACATAACCTTTTTCCGCACTAAATTCCACAATGCGTGTTTCAATGCGACCTGTTGGGTAAGTTTTAATCCAGCGTTCTAGGCGTTCGCGTGAAGCCTCGTAGTTATCCAAGAACCCCATTACTTCACCGCCTTGTTTGCAATGTGGCGACTGATTGCCTTACGACGTGCCAAGCCTTCGCGCTTGCCGTCTTTGAAGCCTTTTGCGTATCCCACCGCAGCTGACATTACCAACAAAATTGCCAGCATGCTCAAACGACCCAATGTTGCCGGGTCTAATAGATCAAGTACCATTTTGAATTCTCCCGATTCTTGGTGATAAGGACTACCACCTAGACATAGGGTGAACCACGATCAACGCGCCGTCAAGAACCTTGCGTGTTTGTCGGCGTGTCTACAGGCTTCGGCTTGGATTTTAATCCGTTGCCAGCAAGTACCCCACCCAGTGAACCAGTCAGGAAAATTGCTAATGTTTTCAATAAGTCAATAAACGCAGCGTCGTTGGGTGCTTGCGCACCAATTGGCTGGGTCACGAAAATCAATGCGTATGTGATACCCAGCGTAACGATCAAAAAGACGGCTGCAAGTGTTGCGCCAATAATTAAGATTAGTTGGGCGTGTACTTCCTCAGGGGTTTTGCGTCGGGCTGGTTTGTGATGACTCAAATCCAAGTATGTCGTCAGTGCATGTTCCAGTAGGGACGCATTGCGGTTTCTGACATTCGGGCTTCGCCCAGTTTTCGTATTCTTGGCACTCATAACGTACCCAGCCCTGATAACCGCAAGCCGTGAGACTTAGCGAAATGCCCAACGCTAAGCCCACGACCGCAAGTTTTCGGGCTACTTCCCCGTTAACCCGAAACTCTTATCCTGCGGGTTTAACCAACGCAAGATCACTGGTGCAACCGCTGCAACACCAGCCATTGCAAGGGTCTTAGGGTCTGTTACGCCCGCCATGTATAAGGCTAAGGCTGCTGCCATGAATGAACGCGCCCATGAGGCTGCTACGGCTTTTGCTTTGTCCATTTTGTTTTCTCCTTTGTCGGTTTGACTCCCGATTTTGGTGTTTCAACTGTTGGATATTCGCCCTTGTAAGGGACAAACTTAGGAATTCCAAACCCAACAATCTCAGTCCCGATCTTTCGAACCTTTACCATTACCATGCCGCCGTTGCGCTGGTCGCCTGTCCCGCTGGTATTGCCCTCAATTAGAACGCAGGTCTTGTCGTCAATTAAACCAACAACGATTCCAATGTGTGAAATGCGATCAACGCCGTCATGTGGAAAATCCATAAAAGCCAAATAACCCAATTGCGGCATGTTTGACCAACGGTTTGTTTCTTTGAATTTGTGTGCGCCGATAGCAGTTCCAACGACTGAATGAATTTTGACGCCTGCCTGTGCAGCGCACCAATTAACAAATGAACCGCACCACGGTAGCCCGTCAGCCTTTGTAAATTTGCCGTACTTTGTAAGATTTTCGCCTTGTTCGACTGTGCCGATTTCAGCTGCGGCAATTTCGATCAGGCGTGCGCTTGTACCTTCTGGATAAGTCATGGTGCGATTGGAAATACAACGTCGTCTGCGTTTGCGCCTTGTGCTGGCAAATCACGCAGTTCTTGTCGATAAGTTGCCCATGCTGTTTTATCCGCTGGAGAATCTTCTATTTGAGTCCAATCTGTGCGAACAAGTTCATAGTTACGCCAAGCACGAATTTGTTCCCATTTTTGGTCATTTGTTGCATCTGGAAAATCTGGATTAAATTTAAAAGTCATTTTTATGCCTCCTCATAGGTAATGAAAAATGAAATATTGTCATTTGTGCTCCATGTAAACACGGCACTTAAATCGTTATTCCAAGTCGCATATGTGCCTGACGAATTTATAGGTCTAATTGCGACACTGTTTGATGCAAAACAAACACCAGTTCCTAAAGATGCTCCAACACCACTGTCTTCTAAATAAACGCTGCATGTTGAGTAACTGTTTGCAGTAGACGGCAATCCTATGTTTAGACCAGCGGGCATTGAAGTAGTACTTCCAAAAACTAAACGATAAGAAACAAAAACAGTTTTACCAACTTTTACATAACGTGCTGTTTGTGTGCCATTACCTAAAGTTAATCCAGTATTTGTCGGTGTGTAAGTAGCCCATGTATAGGTTGGGGCTGGAATAGCCGCCCAAGCAAGACCAGTTGCAGCAGTTGAGTCGGCTGTCAGCACTTGACCATTTGTACCGACCGCAAGGCGTGCTGGTGTGTCTGCCGCTGTTGCTGCAATGAGATCGCCTTTAGCGTCAACAATTGCATTTTGAATTGCATTGCTATCGTCTTGTGCAACCCATGAAAAATCCATGTCTGTGTTTGACGCCTTAGCCAAAACCTGACCAGTTGTGCCACCAAGCAAATCAGCCATTGAAGTTGCAACGGCTTGACCAAATACTTCAAAGTCTGCTGGCAAATCCGTGACCAAATCGGTCGACGTAGGCATTTGCCACGAAAAGGGAGTTGTCGGGTTTGTAATTGGAGTCTCCTTTGTTAAGTGATAATTGTCGCACGCGCCCAGTCAAGCGATGGCGACACGCCCGACCAGGTAAATGTGTTAGAAATTTCGTCCCATTGCAAAGCCTGCAATGAATAAGCAACGGGCGAAAGATTAAGCGAAACCGAAAGGGTGTTGTATCCCGCACGAAATGACCAGCCCTCGACGAAGCCCTGGAAGATTGACCCCATGTTGCTAGGTAGATCAGCGATTGAAACTGGCATGCCCATGAAGACACCGATCAGGTTATCGCGGTCAGAATTGTCCACTTCAGGATTGGTCAGGTCGTAGGTAATCTCGCTAAAAATTGGCTGTGGGTCTTTTCGAAGTGCTAGGTAAAAGTTAGCCTGAGCAGTCGCGTCAGCTGCGTCGTGCAGTGTCGTTGTAATGATTTGAGACAATGTGCCATAAGTGTTAATTGATGTAGCGTCGCTGGCAGATTGATCGGCACTGCTAGTCGCGCCGTATTTGATTGTCACATTGTTTCGCACGTCGCCCGCACGGGTTTCGGTACGCAGCCCTGCTGCACGGGCTTGATTGGCAGTGATTTGAATGTAACCGTTTGCTGATAGGTATTGACTGCGGTGTGTACTTTTGGCATAGGAAATTCGCCCCTGTGCGTCCTCGTAAATGTAGCCAAGCCCTGAAGTCGCTAGGGCTGAAACAAGGCTATAAACGTCTGTGCGGCTAGATGAACGGGCTGCCAACTCATAATCACCTGGACGATCAATTTCGCCTAAACCCACGTTTTCAGCATTTGCCCAAGTCGTGGTCGGTTCGTAGGTTGCCCAACTCAATGCCCCTGGCACTTCAGCCCAGGTGTTAAGCAATAAATTTGAAAGAATTTCATAGATTTGATCGCCGTCAAAATCCTTTGAAAGTACGCCGTTGGTTAATGCTTTCGGCAGGCGTGCCAATGCGCCCAATGCCGTGATCGAATAGGTCTGCGTGAACATAGTCGAACCCACGTCACGCACTTCCAAACCAATGTCCACGACGCTACCGCCAAAGATCGGCACAAAGGTGCTTGACGTGTCTTCGACTTCAATTGTAATTGTTGAATTGATTGCAACTGGGATTGTTGCTTGATTCAGGTCGATTAACTGAATGTTTGTATAGCCCGCTTGCGCTTGCTCATAAATGTTTGTTCGACCGCTTTGAATAGTTAGATTTGCCAAGACTGCGTTTGTGTATAAAACGCCATCAATTTTGACCCGCCAAACAGGATTCCATTGCGTCATGTTGTTACCAGATTGCTCGCCCCACCTGTGCCGCGATAAAAGGAATTGTTGAGGACGTCAACAATTGTGCGCGCTGTGCCTTCTTTATCAATTGCACCTGTAACGGTGACGTTGACAATTGATGTAGCCCCTGTTTCTGCACCAGGAAAACCGCTAGAAGCATAATTGCCTGCGTTTGGATTGCTTGCAAGCATTGCAGCAGCCTCGGCAGCTGTTTGACTTGCAATTGCCACACCGCCTACGCCACCGCTAGAAATACCAACACCCGCGCCACTACGACTGCCACCTGTAATTGATGGGACGGTTGCTTTTGGAATTGTGCTAGTTGTCGTTCCCGTATTAAAAGTTTGACCGCTTGGCATTGTGCCGCTAAAACCTGCAACCGACGGCATGTCGCCAATTTTTGCAATGCTGCCAATGTCTGCACCTGGCTTAATTAAGTTAAGCCCACGAATAACTAAGTTAATGCCGTCA